CAATGTTCTACTGGTCTGTTAGGTGCGTATAAATCACTTACATTGTAATTTCCGCCAATAACAGGAATTGGTGTACTTAAAATCCCCGGAACTCCGGATTGAGCCGGCACATCTCCGTATTGATATGTAGGATCGCTATAATAATATTGATAATATTGATACCACATATTACGAATCAAATCACTATTATCGTCGTTGAATACTATTTGTGCTGGGTTATAATTAATTTTTGTTTGAACCAATCGTTTACGATTATATTGATTCATTGTAGCTACATCTATATCGTAACTAGGTAATTGTGCTGTTTTAACTAGATATCCTACTGTGGATAATGGAGTACTGCCCGAAAATAGATTTTTTAACGCTGGTATATTTAAATTAACATTAAAATATACATAGAATAAAAATTTAAATCGGGGAAGGAGATTATAGTTTCCGCTAACAAATGTTTTAGAAGCGTGAGTATAATCTCTTAGGCCATCACCAGGTGGAAATGGTTGCAAAGATGCCTGGGCTACCATGGGCTAGATATTAGCCAGTGGAAATTGGCTGACCAGGTTGACCTTGTCCAGGAACGCTAGATGTCGGTGTTGTACCAACGCCTAAGCCATCACCAAGGATTTGTTGTGCATTATCGTATCTGATAGTCATACTAATTGTCATTACTTCGTTACTACCATAATTAGCAGAATCATAGTTTACAGCTGAAAGATAGGCACCATAAAGGAACCATTGCTCAAGAACATGCGGAGCATTAGTACCGTTGCCGCCATCGAGCACTTCAAACTCAACATTGAATTTGTAGTTAATACCTGCCGATGATGAACTCTGTTCTTGAAAATCTAATTGCTTTTGCAACTGACCAGCAACCAAAGTAGACGCAGTACCGGACGCATCATCACGAATTTTACAAGTAACATCTTCCCATTTATGCTTACCGGCTATTTTAACTGTGCTGTTATATACAGGAAGATCGATGGCTTCAAAACTTAAATTAGGACGAGCAAATTCCATAACTTGCTGAGTAATTGGGCCTGTATCTGAATTAATGCCAAAATTTGTAAATACAGCTCTAAAACGATACTGCAACTTGGGCATTAACAACCCTTGTGTTGGTGTATCAACTCCGACCGGTACGCTCATTCTGTTTAATGATGCTGTTGCCATTTCTTTAATCTCCTAATATACTTTATTTATGGTAATCAATCGGACAAAAATTTAAGCATTTTTGTCCGATGTTTGATTACGCTGCTCCTTATGCTGCTATAGTGCCGGTGTTCTGAATACGCATCGGTATATAGATAAACTCAACAGCTTTAGTTGGCTCAATTGCAATATCAACAAACAACTCGTTAGCATCGATTGTGGCAGGAGTATTGTTTGACAAATCACAGACAACCAAGTAGTCATAAATTCCCCGTTGACTAATTAATGCATTCATCAATGATGTAATTTGAGCTGTAATTGCCTTGCGGGTAATTGTATCATTTGGTTCAAACAAATACTGATTGCCAATTACTTCTAACTGACCGCGTAGATAAGCAACTAATCTTGCTACATTGATACGATCTAATGCTGTTGCAGTTCCTTGTAATGTATGATTACCAAAATTAGTAATGCCTGCACCTGGAATAAATGTAATTGGATTTACATCATTCTGATACAATACATCTCTTAAACCTTGGTTTACGCTTGTTGGAACAAATTCTCCAGTAGGCGCATCAATATATCCAATTTGTGTTGCATTGTCTACTACGCCGCGACGCAATCCAGCTGGTGCAAACCAAGGATAACTTACTGCATCACTGCGAACAATAGTACGAATCATCATATGGCTAGGTGGTTGAACTACTAAATTTCCACTTAGATCTGTAGTTTTGCAACTAGGATAGAATGCAGCTGCATATGCTTGTCCAACTGCTTGGTTACCGTCGCCGGTTATTATTCCTAATCCATTATTATTAGTTGCCCAAGTAACTACATCTGCTGGTGATAAACGCAGAGGCGTGTCAACAACAATAAATCCAGTGTCACCGCGATCATTATTAAGCACAACCATGTCTGGTGCTAATTCTGGATATTGTGGGCAGGCCAACAAATTAAACTGTGTTTGATTTTCACGAACTTGTGTGCTTGATTCAATACCAGCCTTAAGTGCCTTAACAATTAATGCTCTCTGAGCTTGACGACCCATATATGGACTTCCGTCTACACGCAATCCACTAACAGTTATCCATGTGCTTGTTTGGTCTGGTAATACATCAGGGAACGGATATGCTGTTGCATTAAAGTAATTAGCTTCAAATGCTTTAACATTAAACCCTGACCGACGAGTATTCCATAACAACATTCCTTCTGGGTATAGCAACGGATTTGGTGCATCAAGATCCAAATAATTACTAGTTATTAACCCGCCTGGACCAGATATCGGTGGCAGAGGATCAGTTACCGGATTAGTTGTTCCGTTCGGTGCCCAACGAGCATCTGCAAACAAGATACCATTAATAGTAGTCTGATCTGCGTTACTAATTGCTACCCACTGATCTTGACCGTTAACTGATTGCCAACGATTAATTAATGGATAGTTTTCTAAATCGCTAGTATCAATCCATAAATCACCGTATTGCAAAGGACTTGCTGAAGAATCAGTTTGCGTAGTAGGTGCTGTAGCACTAAAAATTGGTCCTGTGGCATTTGTATTTTGCAAATTATAACCACGCACATCGTTGGTAACTGTTTGATAACCACACCATTCGCCATTATTTTGAATCATAATGTCGGCAACTGTAGCATCGCTGTAATACCAATATGTTCCCGATGTTGGGTCAATTTCTGGCGGAGTTGCTTCTGCAATATAATTAAATGTTGGTGCAGTAACCCAGTTACTAAGTTGATATCCATTAGTAGGATCAACTAAATTTACATATGTTACACCAATACTATATGGAGTCGATGGTGATGTATACACATCAAATCCAGCAACATTAATTGGCGAATGTAATCCATCAACTAATATAATATCGCCACCGGTAGCATGTGTAAACACAATCGATCCGGCACCGTTAACACTTGCACTAACATTATCTATATTGGCTGCACTAACACCAGCAATAAAATCGGCTGCTGTAGATCCTACTACAGTAACAGTAACCGGAACACTATAACTACTTGATTCTGGTTGTGTAGCTGATATTGTAAATGATGAATATGTTTCTGATGATGAAATTGTACCACCGGCTACATAACTAGTAGTTACAATGCTCGCCCAAGACACACTACCAGTTGTTGAAGATGTAACAGTATGTGTGCCATTATAGGCAGCACCGGTGCTAGTAAGTCCAGCAACTGTAATTGTCGATCCAACTGTAAACAATGCTGATGCTTGAGTTGCAAATGTTAAAGTAGCAGTACTGCCGTCACCGCTTGCACCAGTTACAGCAATAGTTGTTGGAAACACAGGATTAACCGCTGTACCTGTTACTACAGTAGGACCCGTTGTTAATCTTTCAAGAATCTGTAGGCCTGCGGTTGAATTTTTATATGGATCAACTAGGGCATAGATTGTTCCGGCAGGAATGCTCTGTCCCCCATTAACTGGATCTAATGCGTAACTTGCAGCCGCATCACTTGCATAGATTGGGCATGGCTGTAATACATATGTACCAAGTGTACTATTATATTTTTTAACAATTATTCTAGCGCCAACATTAACACTATTAGTTTGCTGGAACACTGCGCCACTTGGTTCTGGAACAGCATCTGTGGTGCGCCATCTCGGTGCTTGATAATTTGGTCCTGCAAAATAAACAGGTGCTTTATAAGATCCAGCAGTGATACCTAAATTAGTCAACGGAGTTCCTGTTCCATTTGTAATATAAATGGTATCGTGTTGCGTAACAATACCACCACTGGTATAATCGGCAGTAGCTGTGCTTGCATACGATACGCTAGTATTAGTGCAAGCTGTTACTGTATAAACTCCGTTATATTCAGACCCTGAACCGTTGTCAACTATATCAGATACTGTAATTTTAGAACCCACAGCAAATGGTGCAGGGGTTGTTGATGCAAAAGTTAATGTAGCAACTGAATTTGCAACTGATGCACCTGTTACTGTAACAACCGCTCCAAGTGCTGTACTATCAGCATACAAGTTTAGAGATCCAGCAACATTGGCAGCATAAACACCATAGTTATTAAGAGCTCCATTAATTTGCCCAACAAAATGTTGTAATGTGTTATTAGGACTAGATGCAATAGTAACAGTATGATTATTAATCACAATACTATTTCCAACAGGCAGGGTAGAAGGTGTTGTAGTTCCTTGAACTGCTGGCCACGCTGTTTTCCATTCGTCACTACCAACTAATACCCATGTATTGAAAAGCTCATCGGCACTGAATCCGTCTTGCAACCAACCAGGTGCTTGTGCAGTTGTTGGGCCGCCGCGCTTATAATAAATTGGATTTACTGTAGTAGTTGCAACTACAGCATAATTGTTAATACTGCCGTAGCTTTGTAAAGGTACAGTAGAGCTAGGTTCTAGATCTGCAGTATTTGTAATAACCGACGGTGTTACATTTAGGAATGCAGAAGTTGTTTGATTCCATTCGTTAATTCCCCATTGAGAATTTGTAGTATCTAACCAATATGTACCGTTAGCGGGTGCTCCAACTGGACGATTCAACGAGGCAGTTAATGCTGAGAGATCAATATCAACTCGTTGAACATACGCTTGGTTTGTTACTCCTAGTGCTGAATAGGCGGCTAATAAACCGTATTCGTTAAGCTCATACCCATTAATAGGGGTGCCAGCCGTAGTGTTATAAAAGAACGGAGTACCGTATGTTGATAACAAATCTCTCTGACTTGTCATCAGATATAATTTATTAGCATTAACAGCCAAAGTCCCTGGGGCGACACCAGTTCCTGCGCCAGAAATTTTATTCTGTGCTGTTGCAATTAAAAAATACGGTATCGAACCAGCGGCTGCTGGTGTGTAATTACTTTGGTCAATTACACTAACTTGTACACCTGGGGATAGTAAGGCCATATCAAATTCCTTTTTATTAATATAGATATTTATCGGTTACGGCAAAAAAAAGGTGGTTTGTTAGCCACAATTTCCCTACGATGTAGGACCGTGTCGTTTGATATCAATAAATATGGTAATGAGACCGATATGTTTAAATTGTAAACAACGACCCAGGGCAATTGCTTACTATCGTGGAGAAAAAATACAATACCGCAGAATGTGCGAGCACTGTATAAAACTTAAAAGAAAAATTAAGGCCCCAATCCCTAAATGGAAATTAGACGGGTATAAGAAAAAATCTACTTGTGATCGGTGTGGTTTTAGATCAAAATATGCTGCACAACTGCTAGTCTATTATGTTGACGGCGATATGAATAATAGTTCTCTACGAAATTTAAAAACTATCTGTCAAAATTGTTCTGTTGAAATTACCAAATCTACCCTTCCGTGGAAGCCCGGTGAGCTTGAACCAGATCTTTAACTTGACGATATAAATTATCTAATCCGTCGGCATTATTATCAATTATAGCATCAAACTTAGTGCCTATCCACGCTGTTTCGGAAGCATGAACTTGGTATTCTCCTAAGCGATTTTTGCTTAGACGCCACTCGGTATTTCTAGTTGGCCCGCGGTTTACTATTTCAGCTAAAGGATACCACTCAGGATCTGGGCCACGAACTACCCTAATAACAATTCCGCCAGCATTGCGAATAGCATCAATTTCGTTAGAAAAACGACAATCAGAAATTACTATATCATCTGTAGTTTTGCGAAGTTTATTTTCAAGACTAGCTATCCAAATATTATCATGAAAACTTTTACGGGCTACTTCTGTACCCCAAATTTGTAATACATAGCGTGGTGTTAAATTAGGCATTCCTAAGCGTTCTGCCCACCAAGGATCAACTTGTTCACGCCATTCACGGCTTTCACGGGTACGCCCTTCTACTAACTCGCGATCCCACCCAAAAATGCAAGCGACGGCATCTTTAAGTGTGTGGGCAAACGATTCTCGTCGGAATTGGTGTATATTTTGCAAGTAATCAGCAATAGTGTCTTTGCCTGATCCTATTAATCCGCAAATTCCGATAATCATACTAGTTCCCTTATATTAAAATGTTTTAGTGTAGTTTGTAACAAATCAATCTGTCTACGGCAATCTTCTAGTGCATGGTGGGTAGTAGGGGGTTTTGGTAACTCAGGCCATAGACTAAACAC